ACGTGTAGGATTGGGTAGATCAAGCTCCGCCCACAGAGCCTGCAGGAAGAGCTTGAAGTCACCTTGTAAAAGGTCTAGTGTATTCATAGATTATAGTGTAGCGAAGTCGAGATCTTCTTCGGTTACAGGTGTAGCAGGCGAACGAAGAGCGTCAATTACAAAATTAACCGTTCCACCAACAAAATTAAGAGTTTGAGAAATAGGTTCGGGAATAGGTGATGTTGCTGCAGTTACTTGAGCAATACCAGCTTGTAATTTATCTAGAGGTGCACCAGTTTCAACTGCTCGTTCAGTTTTTTCTTTAGCGTCTAACACATCAAAACCTACACCAACAAAAGGAATCAAACCACCAAGTCCCTTCATTGACATTTTAACAGTACCACCAGAAATAAAAGGTGACAAACGTGTTTGAATAGCAGCTTTAACTTGTTCTGGATTAGCCGCTAACACATTACGACGTACGTCAAGCTCTTCAGCTGACATACCAGTATCATACACAGACCCTGCAATTTTGTCAAGCTCATCCATCAAAGGTTGTGTAGCATCAATAGCAGCTTGTGTTTCTCTGCCTTGAATCTCAAATTGAGGGCGCATACCTTCAATAGCTTCTTTAGCAGTAGTAGCACCTGCAATATCGCCTGTAACAGCTTTACCTGTAGTAGTATGAGCTTTAGGTAAGTCCAGTTGTTTTGCTTGTGTAACACCTAGCTCAGCCATTGCCTCACCTTCGATACCTTTTAGCACGTCACTGTTTAAGTGACCAGCTCTAAACAAGCTTCTAAGGTTTTCAGGGACGTTTCCCCACCGACCGAACTCGCCTCTTAGTGCTGCTCTAGCCTCTTGCCGATCTGCTTGCCCGAGCCTTCTAAGAGTATCACCACCTGTACGTTGTGCGTAAAAGTGGTGAATAACATCAGACATCATCTGTTTTCTAGATGGTGCCTTACCTTTACCAGACTCGTCAAGCAATCCCTGCTCAATACGACGAATAGCGTTAAGAAGTTCTTGACCGGTCATACCTTGAGACCGACCCATCTCTAACAACTCTCCGTACGCTTCAGGGTTTGCAACCAGCTCACCAGAAAATCTTTTAATGCGTTTGTGCATAGAAGATTTAGGCTTAGTACGCAGCAACTCTTCTTCGTAATCGTTAACTAGGTTTACAGCCCACTCTTCTAGTTGAGCTAGTTCTTTATCCATTAAGCAATATGCTCCAATAAAACTTTTTCACGGAGCCTATTGACTCCAAATTTTTCTCTCATCCAATCAAGGACGTTGGCACTTCCTTTCTCCTGATTACAACGGGTACAGGCGCATACAACATTCGTTGCGACATCCTGACCCCCACGAGACCTAGGATGAACATGATCGATAGATAACTGACTAAGGTCATAAGTTTTTCCGCAATAAATACATGTATGGTCAAAATGTTCCTTAATAGAGCGCCTCCACAGGCGCTTGGCTTCTGGAGAGGTCATAACTATTAAGTTAAAAAGATAGTCGTCAGGAGTAGGAAGAAGGGGAGTCATGCGCGGCCTTTACGTGCTCGGTTTTTAGATGCTTTTTCAAGGAATGTTTTACCATTCTTTTTGTGTGATACATCTTTACCATCGCCGTTACCATAAGTTCCGCGTCTCCGATTTTCTTTATTAAGTGCAGATCGTTTTGCAATCTGTAGTTTAGATGAGTCGTAATCTTTTTGATACGACTTATAGTTTCCGTTAGCGTATTTGGGTCCGCTGTATCTAGACGTGCGAGCCATTCATCCTCCGTTGTACAAGCTCGGGGTCTACCTGGGGCATCACCGCCGCTAGTTTAGACAGTGGGTTACCATCCATAGCAACACCACTGATGTCGTTAGTTTTAAGCCAGTCGCAAGCTGCTTTTAGATCTGCAGTAGAAGCCTCGCCCGATTTAATACGGGCAAGGAACTCCTTAGTGACAAGATTATGCAGCTCGTTAAACTGATCTTCAGTCGCCTTCTTCTTTGTCATTTACTGCCACAATAGGTACAACGTCATGACATAGAACTTCCACACGAGAACCAGGTCTAAACATAAACCCAGCTTTCATAATCTCGGTGCATTTGAGTGCCCTCACAAGTTCGTAGTCAAGACGTAATTTTTGTTCGTGTTTTCGTGCTATGCTTTTACATAGCTCAATCATCCCATTATCCAGAGGTACACTAAAATTAAGCTGTAAACCCCAGTTGTTACTCCGAACATAACCAGTATGTTCATAAGGAATGGTGTCATTGCCCATGTAAAACGGGCTAAATTGCATCGTAGCGCCATTACAACTGACGTTGTTGGCGAAGTATTGCCGAGATGGTGCTCCATTATTTTGGAATTGTACGGCTTGGTTTGTGACATTACCCGTAGCTGCTGCTACTGGGTTAGAACTGTTCTGTACTGTTGGGTCTTCAGCAGCAAACGCAGGGCTTACTGAGAGAAGACAGACAGCGAGGTAGTGGTGGAGGTGGACTCGATTACTTCTTCGATCACAATGTTCTCCACGACTCCCGCGTCCCGAACCACAGTTTCCAGTTGAAACTGCTCTCCGGCTGTTGTTACTGAATAGGTTGTAGAATCGCTCAAGATATCCCCGCTGGGGGTGACATTTGTTCCAGACCATGACTTGTAATCACCACCATAGATGTTCGTCTCAATCGTACGATCGATGTCCACAGTGGTAGTCGTGGTGGATTGCATACTACCCTGAGTAAAGTTAGGTGTAACTTGCTGTGCTGCAGCGGGTGAGGCTAGAAACAAAAGGATAAGAAGCTTTTTCATGGTTCTTTTTTCTTGGGTTCGTCTGGTTTGCTATTTCTGTTGTTAGAAGTATTAAGCCCAAATGTAGCTAATGCACCAGTAAAGACACTAGCTACAAAGGTTATGTCGCCACCACTTTGACCTTTTTTGATCATAGGGATGTCTACATAATTAAGTGTGATAATAAAACCACTCCATACCACAACACCTAGCCTAACAAAAGTTCCAAGAATCTCAATATCCTTCTCGGCGTGTTCTTTCACTTTTTTTAAGAAGGGTTTGGTTTGTTCTTTTTCTTTGTTAGTTTGCTCCATGCTTGCTTAAGTAGGGGCTTCATTAGTGATACTAAATGTTTGAAAATAGATGTAGCTGTAAGGGTGGCAGCAACAGAGATAACGGCTGTTGTAGCTGCAGCTGTCATAATTTCAGTTGACGGCATGGGGACTTCTATGTCCGTAAATGGCACGTCAATTATTTGCACCTCTTTAGCTTGAGGTGGTTTTGTTTTGTCCGGTGCTTTATCCTCATTCTCACCCTTCACTCCCGGTGGTGGACGCAGGTCGCTAGGAGGGACTATAAGGGGCTTGTAACTAGGTATCTGAGCCCTTGGTACCTCTAGGACCGGCGCTGGCATCACAGGCGCTTCTGGAAGCGTTAGAGAAGGGAATGACGGAGGATCACTCCAGGGGTCCACCGAACAGTCCGCGTTCGATAAACTTTACTGCCTGATCATCGACAGTGTTGTCAGATTGCTCTGCCAGTTTAGCAAGCAGGTCAACAATAAGACGTTTTACTTTTTCAGAGTTGAGAAATGAAAAAAGAATTGGACGGATAAGGGTGATCATGGTTCTTCAGGCCAAAGGGTAGTAAAGTTGTTAATAAGTTCTATAAGTGCTTCCACATCTTCACAAGCATCAATTTCAGCTTGACGTGTGTTACAAGCAGCACGAAGATCACGACGGTAGTTAAACCAAGCAATAGGTACTTGACCGCCAGTTTCACGGGCTTTAATTACACGCCAATCAGATTGACCAAGAGTGGTACTAGCATATTCAGATTGCTTAGCTTTCCAGGTTTCCTTGAGTTGATCAAGATCTTTGGGGTTATCGACACCCCAGTAAAACCGTTGATCCCAAGACGCCACAGGGGCGTCAGGGACTTCAACGATACCAA